GATACATTATAATCTATATAATTCAGATACTACTCAAAGAGGAGAAATTGTGGAACTATTAATTCTTGCTGCAGCTATTGGAGGTGCCGCATTCGGTGCCTTAAGACTTACTCCTAGAGATAAAGATGCAGAGACAAAAATAGATTACCCACTCTAGGTTAATGAAGATCAAACCTTTATCTTATATGAGATTGTCTCAACTGAAATTTTTCTACTGGGACCCTAAAGATGATCCAAGAGAACCAGAATATTGGGACTCCCGTAATGGGGGTCCTTTTTTATGTGCTTGATTAAAAATCAAATATTTGTTAGGATATGTCTTAACACTAAATAAAATCTGTTAAAGGAAAGCATATGCACGGCGATTTAGAACCTGAAGAGAATCATTGGCCTACTAAGGAGCACATCAATGATCTGTGGGAAGACATGGATAGATTGAATGCTCTCTATGAGGAAATGATGTGGCCTCATGATGATATCATAGAGTTCATTCCAGACCATGCAAAGAGTAGGATAGTTATTAGAAACAAATCTATGGAAGAAAGGAGGAAAATTGGTGAGCAATAACTTTACAGTTTATTCAAAAGAAGGCTGCCCCTATTGCGTAAAAGTGGTGGAGGTGTTAAAGTTAGCAAAGTTGAATCATGTTATTTACAAACTAGGAGAAAATTTTGAGAGGGAAGCATTCTATGGTCAGTTTGGTCGTGGGTCTACCTTTCCTCAGGTTTCAGTTGATGGGCATACTATTGGAGGATGCACAGAAACAGTTCAGTATTTGAAGGAGAAAAAATTAGTCTGATGAAAGAAGATTTTGAAACTGTTTATGATATGCTTGAACATGCTATTGAGTATGCTTTTGAGGGTAAAATGACTCTTAAGTTTTATGATTTCTTAAAGTATCGTAAAACTAAGAAGGCAGAAATAGATTCTTTCCTTCAAAGTTCTACTGTGAAAGAAATATCTGATCAGGTACTAGAACTTGAGGAATATATTAAAGGAGGTAAGGATAATAATCATCAACAATTACGTGAGGCATATGGTCACATACCTAAGCCTCAAGCAAGAAAAATAAAAACATATTTTATTAAAATCATTGAAGATGCAGTGAGGTATCAACATGAGCGAAGACCAGGAAGACGAAAAAAAGTCTCTAAATAATGACAAACCCCAAATCAATAGGGGTGTAGAACTACTCTTACGAAATAGGAGGAAACCAGAAAAACCTAAGACCTTTCAAGTAAAGTTTGGAAATTTAATTGCTCTATGGAATAGAGAGATTATCTTTCACTTTAATTTTTACTTGGACATTAGAAAAAAATAACTCTCTGGAGGAGTGCCATGTCAGAAACATTAGCAGTAACCTTGACACTTATGACTCTAGTGTCTATACTTGCAATTATTGTAGGAGGTATGATAGGATGGATGGCAAGACAACATTCATATGAGACAACACCTCAAGTAGTGTATGCTCATCCAGAGATGTTTGATGCCAATGGACAACTAGTTCCTGATGAAATTTTAGCCCTAAGAATTGAGAACAATTATGACACGGAAATCGACGATGATGACGACGGAGAACACTCTTGAGAATCCTGAACCACCTAAGACAGTTAGGAAGCCAAGGAGACCTCGTAAAAAAGCATCACCATCAGCTAAGAAGCTTCCTAACAATCCCTTTATGAATGAGATATTAGATCTTGTATCAGAACAAAAGACGGATGCTAAGAAGGTTGCTGTACTTAAAGAGTATGAGTGCGACATTATAAAGAGTCTTTTTATATGGAATTTTGATGACTCAATTATTTCTCTTCTTCCTGAAGGAAAGGTTCCTTATAAGCCAAATGAGAATCCATTAGGTACAGACCACTCTTCATTACGTAGAGAGCAGAGAAACCTTTATATGTTTGTTAAGGGTGGTAATGATCAGTTGTCTACTATTAGAAGAGAGACTATCTTTATTCAGATGTTAGAAGGTTTACATCCTAAGGAAGCTGATATCATTGTTGCTGTAAAGGATGGAGACTTAGAAGAGATGTATGACGTTTCTTATGAAGTAGTGGAAGAAGCATTCCCAGATATTGAATGGGGAGGGAGAAGTTGACAGTGAATATTATTCATGAAAATTGTGAGAAGAAAGCCTCTGAAGATAAGAAGCTCCCTAGAAGTTCTTATCTTGTATCTTATGTTGCCAAAGAGAAATTATCGTATGATATTGTGATGGCTGATAATAAAGTGGAGATATTTGATACTTATTGGGATAAGTATAAGGAAGGATTACAGGACATAGGTTGGACTTCTGGTAGTAGTAATCCCAGAACCTGGAATTATAATAAGAAGCAGGAGGAGAAGAAGGTAAGGAGGAAAAGAAAATGAAAGATAACGATTTAGAATCCCAAATTAACGACATCATTGAAGGTGAAATTCAGAACGGTATTAATGATTACATAGAACAACAGCAAGAGGGAGAGGAAACTGGATTAGGTTTTGTTAAGAGTGAAGATGAAGCAAAAGAGTTGAAAGTTAATGTGCGTCAAGATGAAGTTGATAAGATTATTAAAGAGTATAAAAGGATTAAGAAATTTAAGAAGTCTAATTTAGGTCAGGTTAAGAAACTTGGTTTAGTTGATAAGAATGGGAGGCCATTATGAGTAAGATTGATACTCAGGGAATGAGTGCTCCCATGACCCCTGATGAAACAAAGAAAGCAAGGAATCAAACATATAAACCTGCTGTTGTTACTCCTCGTAGGATTATAGAACCTACCCTTGTTAAGGAGTTAAAGATACTTATTAATGAAGTATTGAATGAGAGAAATGGTTTTAGAGGTAAATCATATTTTGATACAGAAAACTTTAAGCATTATGTGGGAGAAGAAGAACCATCTTATGAGGATTGGAAATGAGACTTGGAGTTATGTGTTCAGGTAATGGGACAAACTTCGAAAATATAGTGCGCAGTTGTAGATATGATGAAGTTGTATTAATGTTATACAACAAGAAAGAATGTGGAGCAAGAAGGAGAGCAGCAAAATTAGGTATACAACATTGTTATGTAAATCATAAACATGAAAAGGAGATGTCTCAGTTGTTTGAATCTTGGAGAGTAGATCTCATAGTGCTTGCAGGATATATGAGAGTGATTAAAAATCCTGCTGCTTTCCCTGCTCCTATCATCAATGTGCATCCATCATTACTACCTAAGTATAAAGGATTAAGTGCAGTTGAACAGGCAATGGATGCAGGTGAGGAGGTCACTGGATGTTCAGTTCATTATGTTAATGAAGAATTAGATGGAGGTGAAGTAATAATGCAAAGAGAAGTTCCTATTTTATCTAAAGATACAGTAGAATCATTAACAAAAGCTATACAAAGAATGGAGTATGCTATCTTACCGGCGGCAATAGAAAATGTTAAGCAACAACTATTACAACAAGTTAGTTGATATCTGCTGTAGAGTGGTGTCAACTGATGGAGAAGTGAGTCTTGATGAAAGGATATGGATGACCAAGTTAAAAGAGAATAACAGACATGCAGAAAATGTAGTTAAGGGATTTGGTATCACGTGATACAATTCTACTTGACTATATAATTATGGTATGGTAACATACTATTACGTTCAACCCAGAAGGGTCGCAAGTAAGTCACGGAACGGAGCGTTCATCCTCCTTTGGAGGACGCAAATGACTAAAGGAACGGGGCTAAAAATCCAACTACTTTAGGAGTAACAAGATGGCACAAGTCACTTACCGTGGTGTCAAGTATGACACTGATACACAAAAAGCAACTGAAGCACGTAAGGTCCAAGAAACCTATCGTGGTATCAAGTTCCTTAAGGAAAAGGAACTAGTAACTGCTTAAGAATCAAGGGGGTTTACATACCCCCTTTTTTAATATATAATTATAGTTAAAGGAAATTGTATGGCCCTTCACATGAGAGATACCCTATTAAAAGCAGTCTTAGCCCATGCTAATGGAGAAATTCAAAAGCATAAAGCAAACGTGGAAGTATATCTTGAACACCCTGCTGGTATTGGAGAGCATTCTGATATCACAGAAGCAATTCAAATAGAATTGAATAAGATAGCAGTCTATCATGATCAAGTAGAAGTCATTAACAAATACTTTATTCATGGATAAAGAAAGACTAAAATTAATAGTTCAAAACCTTAAGTTGCTAGTAGATTCCTTAGAGTCTGAAGTGTATTCTGATGTGAAAGCATATAAATACGAAAGCACACCCCATATCACAGACTACGACGAAGTATTTGATGACGATGATGGGCATCCAGACTAGAATGAATGAAGGACAAGAAGGCAGCAAAGAAGCTTCTTAAATTAGCAAAGGAACATCCAGATTGGTATAGTAAAAAAGATATTTTCTATGCTAAGATGATAAGAAAACGTATTAAAGATAACAAGAAACATCATGAGCGTGAAGTTGTTAACAGTAACACCAAAGGCAGAAGAGCTGATGGGTTACGTGGCAAGGGTGAGCAACCCAAAGAACCAAGACAATCCAAAGGTAGCTGGTTTACTAGGTTACTGCATCAAGCACGGTCATTGGTCGGTCTTTGAGCAAGCACATATGACTCTGGAGATTAATACTACCAGGGGATTAGCAGCACAGATACTAAGGCATAGGTCATTTACATATCAAGAGTTTTCTCAAAGGTATGCTGATAGTAGTATGCTTGGTGATCATATTCCTATACCAGAATTGAGAAGGCAGGATGATAAGAATAGACAGAACTCTATTGATGACTTAGATAGATTTGTAGTGCAAGATTTTGAACGTGAAATGCAGAAACATTTTGAAGAAGGAATGAATTTATATAAGAAGATGTTGGATGCTGGAGTAGCAAAGGAGTGTGCTCGTTTTGTTCTCCCCTTAGCAACCCCCACAAGACTCTACATGACTGGTTCAGTAAGGTCTTGGATACATTATATCAATTTGCGTTCCGCTCATGGCACACAGAAGGAACACATGGATATAGCAGAGGAATGTAGAAGCATATTCTCTGAGCAGTTTCCAAGTGTCTCTCAAGCCCTTGAATGGGTCTAAATAAAATTACTCTATACCTTACCTATGCCTACCTACCCTTTGAAAAATTTAAAGACAGGAGAGACACAAACACTCTGTATGTCTATGACGTCATATGAAAAATGGAGAGAAGAAAATCCTGACTGGGATAAAGATTGGAGTCAGGGGTGTGCCGGCGTAGGAGAAGTTGGAGAGTGGCAAGAGAAACTGGTGAAGAAAAATCCAGGTTGGAATGACGTATTACGGAAGGCATCCAAGATGCCTGGTGCTACTGTCAAACCTTTCTCTACTTAAATTATGACAAGAAAGAAAAAGAATGGGGATCAACCTATTGGGGTTGGTTTAACCGCTAAGCAAATGAAAAGAAAGAAACCAATTAATACTGATATGTTAAGGGACGTAGAAGCCCTTACTGATAATCAGAAAGCTTTGTTTGCATCATATGGTAAGGATAAAAACATAGTTGCTTATGGTGCAGCAGGGACAGGTAAAACATTCATCACTCTCTATAAAGCATTGGGTGATGTTTTAAATACTTCTACTCCATATGATAAGATCTATATTGTAAGGTCATTAGTTGCTACTAGGGAGATTGGTTTCTTACCAGGAGACCATGAGGATAAGTCTTACCTATACCAGATACCATACAAGAATATGGTTAAGTATATGTTTGAGATGCCTAGTGAGGCAGACTTTGAGATGTTGTATGGTAACTTGAAAGCACAGGAGACTATTGGATTCTGGAGCACATCATTTATCAGGGGTACAACATTAGACAGGGCAATTGTTATAGTTGATGAATTTCAAAACTTGAATTTTCATGAATTAGATAGTATAATAACGAGGATAGGAACCGACTCCAAGATTATGTTCTGTGGAGACGCTACTCAGACTGACTTGATTAAACAGAATGAAAGGAATGGTATTCATGACTTCATGAATGTCCTAAGAGTTATGCCATCAGTAGATATTATTGAATTTGGTATAGAAGATATAGTAAGGTCAGGTTTGTGTAAAGAATATCTATTAGCTAAAACGGAATTGAATTTATGAGCTTTACTCATTGTAATTTTTTAGGTGATCTTGAATTAGATAAAAGAGAAACTCCTGGGTGTAGGTTGTACCAACTACCAAGTGGTAAGTGGGTTCCATCTATTACATCAGTAACATCTTTTTATAACAGGCAAGTCTTTATCAACTGGCGTAAGAGAGTTGGTATGGAGGAAGCAAATAAAATAACCAAGAAAGCTACTGCTCGTGGTACTGACTATCATGAGGCAGCACAAAGGTATCTGGAGAATGGAGAACTGAATTGGGATAATTATACTCCTATTACTCAGTTTATGTTCCAGCATAGTAAACCCTATCTGGATAAGATAAATAACATACATGCTATAGAAAGAACACTTTACTCAGAGTACCTTGGTCTTGCTGGTAGAGTTGATTGTATAGCAGAGTATGAAGGAGAGTTGGCGGTAATAGATTTTAAAACTTCAACCAAGATGAAACCTGAGAAGTGGTTAGAGAACTACTTTGTACAGGAAATGTTTTATGCTTCTGCATACTATGAGTTAACAGATATACCTGTTACTAAACTCATCACCATTATGGTAACTCCTGAGGGTGAGGTAAAAGTATTTGACAAAAGAAACAAAGGGGATTATATTAAATTATTAGTAAGATATATTAAAGAGTTTGTATCTAACCACACTAGGAATGAAACTAATGGACAATGAATTAGAGAAAGTATTAGAGAAGAAATTCTTTTGTCCTACTAGGTTTGCTCAGTCTATAGAGCAGATGGTATTAGATAATCCTCAGATGAATTATATTGATGCTATAGTTCATTTCTGTGAACAGAATAGTATAGATTTAGAGTCAGTGCCTAAGCTTATTCCTAAACCATTGAAGGAAAAGATTAAGTATCAAGCACAAGAACTTAACTTTTTAAAGAGAACATCTATGGCTAAGTTAGTTTTCTAGTGATGCCCTTTGATTGTTATAAAACATACCTTGCGATGAAGAACCACTTCACCAAGGAAAAATTTGACTACCAAAAATTCGGAAACAAACTCAGTAGGATATCTGTAAAGTCTTTTTATAATAGGAAGGATAGGTTTTACTTTGAGAAGATGTCAAGGATGTATCCTGATAAGGATATAGAAAACTTTTTTGTATCTAATTTTGTAGGGAGAGACGACCCTCAAGTAGTATACATGGCTACCATTCTTAAGAAAGGAGAGCATACTTATAGGGATTGGCAGAAGAGAATCCAATCATTATCATATGTGTTTAAGAATGAGACAGAAGAGTTGTTTGATGGTAGGAAGATTGATGATGTATTCAATTGCTCTAAGGGACACCCTCCTATTTTGAAGAGTCATCTAGGTGGGAAGACATCTATAGAGACTATGATTATATGTGATAAGATACTAGGATATAAAAATAATTTTGATAAGAAGTTAGATGATGTAGTGTGGAAGAGTGTGAGTATGAAAATGAAAAAGTATTCTCCCTTCCTACATATAGATGTATTCCACTACAAAAAAATCCTTAAGGATTTAGTACTTGACACTGCAAGGTGACTCGAGTATACTGGATACACACAAGCCAAATCTCAACAAATACGAGGTAATCTAAATGTCTTTTGATTCTCTAAGGAAACAATCCAAGTTAGGATCACTAACTGATAAGTTAGTTAAAGAAGTAGAGAAGATGAACTCTTCTCCAGGAAGTACAGATGACAGGTATTGGAAAGCAGAACTGGATAAGACTGGCGTAGGGTCAGCAACTGTCCGTTTTCTCCCAGCTCCTGACGGTGAAGAACTTCCTTGGGTTAAAGTTTATTCTCATGCTTTCCAAGGTCCAGGTGGATGGTACATTGAGAATTCCTTAACCACATCAGGTGGCAAGGACCCTGTTTCAGACTACAACCGTACACTATGGAACAGTGGTAATGAATCAGATAAGGATACAGTTCGTAAGCAGAAGCGTAAGCTCTCTTACTACTCCAACATTTATGTTGTAAAAGATCCTCTTCATCCTGAGAATGAAGGGAGAGTATTCTTGTTTAAGTATGGTAAGAAAATATTTGATAAGATTCTGGAAGCAATGCAACCAGAGTTTGACGATGAAACTCCAATCAATCCTTTCGATTTCTGGCAGGGTGCAAACTTTAAGCTAAAGATTGTTAAAAAGGATGGGTTCTGGAACTATGATAAGTCAGAGTTTGATAAGGTAGTACCTTTATTAGATGATGACGATGCATTAGAAGCACTATGGAAGAAAGAGTATTCTCTATCTGCTATTACTGCACCAGACCAATTTAAATCTTATGAAGATTTGGAGAGACGTTTAAAGACTGTCTTGGGACAGAATCGTGCCCAAGCTCCTAGACTAGACCAGGAAGTTGCTGCTGAGTCAGTAGACCCAACACCAGCACCTGTAGCATCATCTTCTAATGAAGAGGATGAAGCACTTAGTTACTTTCAAAAGTTAGCTGATAGTTAATTATTGATAGAGTCTAATATTTTCTCCTTTCTTTAAGGTGCTGCTCACATACTGAGCTGCACCTTTTTTATATGGCATGATTTCATCCATATCATTATAGACTATGTTTAGATATGATGGTTTTAAAATATAGATATTTCTTTTAGCATCTTCTTTTTTCATTTCATATTCATAGTTGGTAACTGCTTGAGTCATTTTAGCAGCAGGAATAGTATGATAGGTATTGTCAAAGTATTCAAAGTAGTATGCATTTCCAGTTCCAACGTCTCCTTCTACAGTAAAGGTAACTTCTTCATTTCCTGTCATTTCAGGAGATTTGACAGCAGGAATGTCTGATAGATTATATTTAAATCTAATTACAACATCTCCTACAGAAAGTATTTCAGTAACTGCAAACCTTCCATTATAAGTATCTTCAGATACTCCTTGAATATAAACTTCAGAACCTACTACTAAGTTTTTAATACCTTGGTACATAGTAACAGTTGCTACTTTAGATTCAGTACCTGAGATTTGATTTACTTTAGTATTAATTGCTTGAATATAATTTCCATTAGTCCTCCATGTATTAGGAGTTTCTAATCCTTTTTCTAATATAATTCCTCCTTTAGAGTCTTTAATTTCTACAGTTTCATAGTGGTGAATTTCTGAATATAATTTATCATAAGTACCGTATTTCTCAAGGAGGACTTCATCTAAAGATGATTGAGGTAGAGGCCATTCTGTTTGAAGGTTTATTATATTATTAGATAAAAGAATTACCCAATCTAATTTAGAATCACCATACTCTTGATTAGCTATGTTATCAGGTCTTTCGTCTCCAATTATTTTATACTTAGTAAAATAATTTACGTTACCAAATATATCAGAGCGAAGTTTCCCTCTTTTAAATAAATTTTTGACACTAATATAGTCAGAAATATCGGTAGTTCCTTTATTTCTATTGACATATTCAAAGTTTGGTATTTGTTTGAAGTAAGATTGTGGCATGTTTAGAATCCCATATCGTCAGTTCCACCCTTTTCCCAGTCTCTACTATATATTGGATTCAGTTCATTGAAGGCTAGTGATAAACCGTAAGAAGTCATAGATCCATCATCATATGTCATGTATGATCCATCAGGATTATATTGAACACTGCAACTAGTAAGAGCACACATTTTAATTTTATTTAAGAATGGATGTTCTCCTCCACTTTTAAATACGTATTTTAATTTGAATACATTGGGAGTCATTAAGAATAATTTACTATCATCTGTCTGAACAGCCATATTTTTTTTAAAGAATCTAATAATCTTTCTTACGAGATTTGCTTCTCTTTTTTCTCTAGGTGTAAATTGAAAAGTATAATTAAATTTTCTTAATGAAGGACCTGTGAATAGAAGTTCTAGGTTAGGGTTTAATATCTTACCAGTTCCACGAGTGAAGAGAGTGGGGTTTCCTATTGCTTGTCCTGCAAAGAAAGATGCAATATCATTAGTTTCTATACCACCTGCAAGATTTTTTAATTCCCCAATGCCTTGGGACATCATATTTTTAGCAGCATTCGCAAAATCTGCTCCACTTTTACCTTTTCCAAACTCAGTAATAGCTCCTTGTGCTGTTTTAAATCCTGCAACATCTAATACATCTGCTTTCCCTTCACCCCAATCAACACCAGAAGTCTCTGATATTCCTTGTTGCATTGGTAGAAATACTGTTCCTACTTTGTTACCCATTCTTTCATCTGCATCTGCAAATCCAGCTCCCGCATCACCAAATGTATTAGGTTCATGTTCATATGCACTTACCTGCATATAATCATACTTTAATCTAGGATTTTCATTTAAAGGATATCTTAATGTGGATCTGCTTCTAGGTCTTCCTGAAGTAGTAGATCTTCCATTAGCATCTTGATTCTGCTCAGTTACTGCCCATCCTTGATTCTCTCCTTTTATACTAGTATTGTTTATATTAGGGGATGTTTCTCCTGTTGCTTTCTTAAATGTTTTCTTAAATGTTGGATTACTTATTGCTTGAGCCATCCATGCATCACTACTTCCTCCTTTAGCGATATAGTTTGGACCAAAAGCTAGGTCTTGTATCTGTGCATATTCTATTTCATCCTTTTCAGCATCATAATATTTACCAGCTACATCTTTTTCTGTCTGAGTAATAACTTTACCCACGCCAGTTCTTATTACCTTAGACGAATCTCCTACAGTTTTAGTGTAGAAAGATTTATTATCTAGGAGAAAGTAAGAGCTTATAGTGGCGGCCATTAATATCTTTTTAGTTATTTAGTCTTAAAGTTTGCATAAGATAATGAGCGTAGGTAATCTATCTCATCATTCTGTATAACATGTAAGGTTCCTACAATTTCATTCCACGTATAATTCCTTGATGTACCCCAGTGGAAGTTAAGTCCTTGGAACCCCCACCTATCTACAAAAGTAACAGCAACTAGAGGGAACTCATCATATACACCAGGAGTCTTAGCATTATATACAAAGGTATAATAGTTTCCTGGGTCTGGTACTAGGTCAGTCTGACTAAACACCTCCATGATGTTCATCATAATATCATCAGGATCATTTAGTCCTTCAATTTGTTCTTGAAGTTCTTGTGTTCTTTCTGACATTACTTAATACCTAGTTCATCTTCTGTGATTAGTTTGAATTCAATTCTCCTATCTAAACAATATTCTTGTGCTGCTTTCCACTTTGCTTGGTTAACAGCATAGGTAGTAAGCTCATAGAGATATGATTTAGTTACTCTAGATTTTTTCTTAGGAGGTTTGGTTTGCTTCTTAGGTTTCACCTCAACCACATAGGTTTTAATGCTACCATTACTTTCTCTCACCTTCATTAGAAAGTCTGGGTAGTATTTGTGAGGTCTTTTATCTACAGGAGACATGTATGGGATACTTATCTCTTCAGAAGCCCATGCTATAATATTATTATTCAGGTCACAGTATCTACAGAACTTACGCTCCCAACTACTACGACATATTATATTCTTATGATTGCCTTGATACTTTTGAGGATACTTTGGTTTGTACCTACTCTTAATACTTTCAGCCATCTCTTATACATAATATATAATCTAAAATATTTATAGATGGCTAATGCCTTAAGAAGTATAAGTCTGTCCCAAATAAAGTCTAGGTTGCTGAATGTATCCCAGACTTCCTTATATGAATTAACTTTAGGTATTCCTGAAGCAGTAAGAAGACGTTTACCTTTAACTGGATTTGATTATGATAGTATTAATTTGATGTGTGCAGAAGCATCCCTTCCAGGTTCTAGTTTAGCTACTCATGCAGTAGAAAATGATTATCATGGGGTCAGTGAGCAGATGGCCTATAGGAGAATATATGATGAGACTATTGGATTAACTTTTTATGTAGATAGAAATTATAAGATAATAGAATTGTTGGAAGGATGGATGGATTATATTAGTGGAGTGGATAATACTAGGGATTTTAAGAGTCCTTATGCAGGGTATAGGATGGCATATCCAAATACTTATAAGCAAGATATTTTCTTAACTAAGTTTGAGAAAGATCATTTTTCTTATCAGTCTAATCTTTCTAGAACTACTTTACATTATACTTTTGTTAATGCATTTCCTAAATCTTTAACAGCTATGCCTGTATCATATGAAGGTAGTCAGATTTTGAGGTGTAGTGTTTCATTTAATTTCATTAGGTATGTTACTGAGAGGAAAACTAGTGTCCCTGCTAAGTTTGGCGGATTAGTTAACACAGGTTAATATACTAACCTAAATAAAACACTGAAAGAATTATTATGCCTTTACCAACCATTGCAACGCCAACATATGAACTTGAGTTGCCATCTACAGGAAAGAAAATAAAATACAGACCTTTCCTTGTTAAAGAAGAGAAGTTATTAGTACTAGCATTAGAGTCAGAAGATACTAAACAAATTTCTACAGCAATTAAAGCAGTATTAAAAAATTGTATTCAGACTAGAGGAGTTAAGGTAGATAACCTTCCTACTTTTGATATAGAATATTTGTTCCTTAACATCAGAGGGAAGTCTGTTGGAGAAGAGATTGAAGTTAATCTAATAGCACCTGATGATAAAGTAACATCTGTACCAGTGACTATTAATATAGATGACATTAAAATAAGTAAGAAGGAAAGTCATACTAATAAAATTAAATTGGATGAGACTTTGATGATGCAGATGAAGTATCCTTCATTGAATGAGTTTGTTAAAAATAATTTTGACTTTAATGGTGAAGTAGATATGGATCAGTCCTTTGATTTGATTGCATCTTGTATTGATAAAATCTATAGTGAAGATGAGGTATGGTCTACTGCTGATTGTACTAAGAAAGAAGTTAAAGATTTCTTAGAGCAGATGAATAGTTTACAGTTCAAGGAGATTGAAATTTTCTTTGATAGTATGCCTAAGTTAGCTCATACTGTAACCTTTACTAATCCTAATACAAAGGTTGAAAGTACTGTAGTATTGGAGGGACTCTCGTCTTTTTTCGCTTAGGGATGGTTCATATGGACCTTGAAAATTATTATAAGATTAATTTCGCTCTGTTACAGTATCATAAATATTCATTAACTGAGATTGAGAACTTAATCCCTTGGGAGAGAGATATATATGTTGGGTTGCTTCAGCAACATCTTGAGGATGAGAAATTAAAGCAACAACAAGCAAGTAACTGATGCAAAAGAAAAAGACTGCATATGTTTCACCTAATATAGCAGGGGTACTTTCACTATTTGATCCCGCTTTAGATTGGAGCGCAGACTTGTCTGGTGATGAATATGCAACTGCTCTTAAAGAATTTTTAGTAGTTCATCAAGAGGGTAGTAAAGACCCTAGAAAAGATGATGAAATTGAAAGTGATGTAATAATGGGTATAAGAAAAGAATTTCTTAAAGTAAAAAAGAATAAAGATTTAGAATATTCGGTTAAGAAGACTAAAATTAAAGGTAATAAATTTTTTGATAAGGATCAAGGTAAGGGTAAAACAACTGATAAATCTCAAAATCCAGATATTAGTCAGATTTTTAATAATGAAAGTATAAAACCTGCTGATACGGATCCTGAAAGTAAAACAGATCAGTCCTCTGCATTAATACCAAAGAGATTAGATGGTATTGCAGACTCAGTAGAATCTATTGCTACATTATTAAGAAGACAATTAGGTCTTCAAGAGAAACAACAACGTGATGCTAGAGTAGAACAGGATAAAATTAATAAACAAGATAGGGAAGATAAGATAGAAAAGAAACCAGATGATAAGAAGACTGGTGGGCTTCCTAAGGCTATATCAAAACCAGCTCTTGGTTTCTTTGAGAGAATAAAGAAATTCTTTTTGAATATTGTTATTGGTGCTGCAGCAATAAAATTAATGGATTGGTTAAAAGATCCTGCTAATGCAGAAAAGATTACTCAGTTTAAAGATTTTTTAATTAATAATGCTGGAGTGATTCTTGGTAGTTTAGCAGCACTTGCAATGCTTCCTGTAATACTTACTGTTGTTTCTGTAGTAAAAGGTATACTAGCTGGGTTAGCATTGTTAGGACCATTGTTACCTTTATTACCTTGGATTCTAGGTGGTCTTCTTATTGGTGCGGTTGCATGGTGGATATCAAAGAAATTATTCGGTGATGACAGGGAAGATGCAATAGGTAGAGAAGCTATTGGTAGAGAGAGACATAAAAATTTAGAAAGACTTAGAGCAGCTGGAATAGTTGATGCTGGAGAAAATTCATTAACTCTAGATGAGGGATTTCATGAAGATGGTAAACTATCTTACAAACGCCTTAAGGCTCCTCTATATGGTAAAGATTCTATCACTGGACGTGAATGGAGACGAGGAGATCCTGTAGGAAAAGATCATCAAGTAACTGTTGATCTTATGAATGAAGATCATGCAAAATGGTATATTAAAAAATATGGACAAGAAGAATATGATAAGAAAGTATCTGCTCATACTTCATTTAGGGAGACTAAGGCTGCTCTTATTGATCATAGTAAAGATATGAGAGCTGAGATAGAAGAACTGTGGGGTGATAAAAAGAAGGAACATTTTAAATTAGCAAGAGAAGAACAGGAAACATTAAAGGAATCAGGTGCTAGTGCAAAAGAATTAAATGCAGCATGGACGAAGCAAACTGAAGACTGGAACGTCAAGAGGGATAAATTAAGGGAACAAGAAAAGGAAATAAAAACTAAGTATGGAGAAGAAGCAATACAAATTAGAAAGGGAGAAGAGATATCTGATGTATCTACTCAACAAACATCAGCAAATATTGATAATAATCAAACAGAATCTACTGATATATCCAAGCTTGAACCTAATAAGAAGAATCAAAATGTAGTAATATCTGGTGGAGGTAATACTGGTGGTGGAGGTAATACTGGCGGAGGAGGTGGAGGTGGTTCTGAATCATCTAGTGTCTCTAGTTTTTCTTCTGTAGATTCTCAGAATAATCAAACTATAGCTACTCAAGCTCAGTATAATAAAGCGAAGGTGGATTAAGATATGGCTTGGGGAGCACTTATAAAATCTGTTGCTAAAGGGGCCATTAAAAAGAAGGCTAAGAAGAAAGGCGCAGAGATGGCGAAGAATATTGTTAATAAAAAAGAGAAAGATAACTCTAGTGCTATAGTAGTACGAGAAAAATCTGCTTCTATTGTACAATCACCTGGAGGAGCTCTTGTTAAGCAAGATCAAGATTCTCCTATTACAAAACCTAAGAGTGGTTCATCCCCATTAGATAGAATTGATAGTGCTCTTTTAGATATTATTAATACTCTTAAGAGTAGAAGGAAGTTGATGTTGGCTCAGTCTAGAAGAGATAGAGTGCAATCTAATAAAGAAAAGAAAGCTAAGAGAGAAGGTCTTCTAGAAAAGATGAAGGCTGGTGGTAAGAAGATGTTGGGTAATGTTAAAGCAGCAGCAACTGGGTGGTGGGAAAGACTACAAAGATTTTTGTTGATGACTATGCTTGGGTCATTGGTGCTTGCTATTAAGAACAACTGGGAATCAATCCAAGAAAAGATTGAGAAGGTTGTCAAGTTTGTTCAAGACTTCTGGAAGTTTATGGAACCAGTAGTATCACCTTTAATTGAAGGGTTGAAATGGGTGGTTACGCAGTGGACTGAGATGGGTCCTGAGTTGATGAAGTCGAGTAAGGATAATAAAGAGATAGGCAAAGAAACCGATCAGTTATCAAAAGATTTGAAAGACTTAGAAAAAACTAAGAAGGATGTTGATGGAAATTTTAAAGAGGCAGAGAAAGGTGTTAAAGATAAAAGAAACGAAAAATTTGATGACTTAGCAAAGGAAACTGGTTTAGATAGTGGAGTTTCTCCTGATAATAAGGAACTACCTGAAACAAGTAGAGAACAGGTAGAACAAGATGTAGAACAAAAATTAGATGATAGTGGTATACAATCTAAACTGGATGGATTTAAGGGTCAGCTAGAAGAAGTAACTGTTGAACCAGTAGAAGTAGATACTTCCCAGATGAAGAAGTATGAGACTGGAGCATCTCCAGTTCCAGAAACTGGACCAGCTATAGTTCATAAAGGTGAGGTTATTATTCCTGCTCCTATAGTTAAACAGGTTGGTGGTCCTATGAAGATAGAAAATATTCTAAACATGATGCAGTCATCCACTACAAATATAAAACAAAATCCTCTTAATGTTATAAGTATAATGCAAGGAATGTCTAAAGAGCTTGCTCCTATAGGAGAGCAGTTACCTGGAATTATAAATGAAAAGATTGTGGAATCTGAATTTGAAAATTTATCTACTAAAATAATGGAGAAGATGGAAAAGACTTCTTCTATTTTTAATGATCAAGAAATAGTGGAGAAAACTTTTTCTAATAATACTATTGCAGAAGGAATGAAAAATGTTATTAATACTATTAATGAACAAACTGATTATGAAAATCCTTCATCAAATACTATTATAGTTCCTTTACCTTCACCTCCTCAACCTTCTTCAGGTGGTGGATCTGGAGGAGAAACTAAGGTAATTTCTATACAAGGAGATTCCTTAAATAGATATATGGAAACACTTATTCAAGGAGCTCTGTATTAAATACTATAATGTCACAAAATAAACAATCCACCAGAACAGGAAATATAAGAGAGTTTAAAATCTTTGAGGCTAAACAAGGAGGTAAATATATTGATGCGGCTGCTGCTATTGTAGATATAAAATACTATGAAAATATATTATCTAATACTATATCTTTGAATGTAAATGTTGTTGAGACTGGAGAGAGTAATGGTTCAATAGGTAATAAAGGTATGTTAGATGCACTTCCTATTAGGGGAGGTAATAAAGCTTATATTGTTATTGAGGATCATGAGGGTGCGACATTAGAGTTTAAAGGAGACACTGGATTGTATGTGAATAGAATAAGGAATGTTCTTCCTGGTACGCAGAAAGATGTTTATGCTTTAGACTTTGCTCCTAGAGAATTGTTTGCTAACGAACAATGTAGAGTAGTTAAAAGATATGATGGTAAGATATCTGATAGTATTAATACAATTCTTACTGACAATCTTACTGATGATGTAGGGATAAAGACTAAGAAGAAAGTGGATGCAGATGAGACTTTAATTAATTATAATTTTATAGGTAATGAAAGAAAACCTTTTCATGTTTGCACTTGGTTAGCATCCAAATCTGTTCCATCTGATAAGGGAGGGACAGCAGGTTATCTTTTCTTTGAAACTCATGATGGATTTAAATTTAAATCTATTGATGGATTGTTTGATGAGAAAAAGAATGAACCTAAAGGTAATTATATTTTTACTAATACCGCAGACAATCCTAAAGGGTATGATGGTAAGATATTAAATTATAGTATTGAAAGAGATATGGATCTTCAAAGTAATTTATCTATAGGTATGTATGCTAATAGAACTATTTTCTTTGATTTTTATGCAATGCACTTTAAAACAAGAGACTATAGTGTTGATGAATCTGGACCACCAGAAGAAGATAAAGGAGCAGGTAGTAAGGGTAAGCAAACCCACGGAGGAGCTGATGATATAGATGCTGTTGCTGATGAATTTAGATTGCCAGTTTCTAGAATAATGAATAAGGTTCTTGACGTAGGAACTCTTCCTCCTGGAAAGGATATAGATGAGCAGTTAGAACAATGGAAGAATAGTCCCTTTGATCCTACTTACGATGCTGCTAAAACTATGGTACAATCAGTGATGAGATACAATCAATTGTTCTCAATCAAAATAAATATGACTATACCAGGAAACTTTAACCTTCGTGCTGGCGACTTACTTCAATGTGAGTTCCCTGAATTAACCACTGATCCTAACACAGATGTTAATCAACAAAGTGGAGGTATATATATGATATCCAGTCTATGTCATAATCTCACACCAAGAGAAACTGTTACTAGTTTAACTCTTGTTAGAGATACTTTTGGAAGAACATCATTTAAAACAGGATAAATTATGACAACAAAAACTCCAGACCACGATTTAAACCATGAAGTTTACATTGATCCAAAGGATCATAAGGAACATGTCAATCATGGTATGATTGAATACAGTGAGTCTGATTTAGAGATGCATAATGATGCATTCCATGCCCACTCAGAGGAGGAAGTGAATAAGAATGAAGGTAAGATTAATGACTGGCACACAAGACATGAGGATCAACACCTTGAAGTTTATTGTGACAATCATCCCGACTCATTAGAGTGTAGAGTATATGACGACTAATGATTGAACAAGGACTTGTAAAAAGACATTACTTAGGAAGGGATGGATTCATTTGGTGGATTGGTCAGGTAGTAGACCAGACTCAATGGATAGGTAATTTTCCAGAAGCTCCTACCAGAACCACAAAAGAACAGAAGGGTTTTGACTTTAGATATAAAGTTAGGATCATGGGGTATCATACTGCATGTCCTACTGAACTTCCTGATGAGGATCTTCCTTGGGCTTCAGTAATGCTTCCAGTTACTGCTGGAACATCTGGAGGAGCAGTTAGTACGCCTAATTTAAGGCGAGGTAATTTTGTTTATGGTTTCTTTATTGATGGAGAGGATGCACAACAACCTGTAATCATGGGGGTGATTGGATATAATCAATACACTGCTATCCTAAAAGAACCTCCAGAGAAAGAAGAGTGTGGTATTTTTAAACCTTTTAGTGGCTATACTGTTGATGATACTGTCCCTAAGAATGCTCAGACTGTTGAGAAAGAAGAAGGAGTAGGAGAAGAACCTGGTGCTGGTTCTCCAAAGAAAGGAACATCTAATAAGAATGGGGTTGCTGAATCTTCTGTTTCTGTGCAGGGAAGAGATGATGGAGCTAGTTTAGAGCAGAAGAATGCTGAGTCTAAAGAAAGAGTAATAAGTTCTACTAACAAATGTAAGCCTGCTCCTATAGGACCTATACAAACTAACATTAGAAATTTTCTTGCAGATGTAGAAGAGGTGAAAAAGAGTGTAACTGATTGGGAAACAACAGTATCTACTAGTGTTGATAATGTAGATAGAGAAATTGGTAAGCTTAAAGCTAATGTTATTATGGATATTTCAGGGCATGTTAAGTTGATGCTTACTGAAGTTGAAAAGAATGTTGTACAAAAAGTTAATGATTCTGCAAGTGAGACTTTTGGAGAGTTATTCCCTACAGAATTACCTCAGGTAAAGGAAGAGATGATGAAAGTTAATGATGAATTGGCATGTCTTTTTAAAAATATAATGAAAAATCTTACTAGTATGATAGGAGGATTTTTAGATCAAATATTAGATAGGTTTGTTACTACACCTTTATGTGCTGTTGAGAATTTTTTAGGGTCATTACTTGGAAAGATTTCTGGTATAATAGATTCAGCTTTAGGTGCAATAATGCAACCTTTAAAATCTTTACTTGCTGGTATGGGTGCTGCTACTGATGCTTTGGATGATGTAATGGGGTTTGCTAGTGATGCTCTTTCATTACTTACTTGTGATGTAGATCCCAATTGTTCTCAGACAGAGACATGGAATCCACTTGATGGAGCTAAGCCTGGTGCTACTTTAGATTTGGATAGTATATTCAGTAAAGCAAAGTCAGCAGCAGATTCTGTTAAAGGTGCTCTTGATGGTGTTGCTAATATTGGTGATGCTATTTCTAATATAGCAGAGAGTGCTGATTTTTCTGATGTCTTTCAAGATACATGTAATGTTGGACCAGTATTTTGTGGACCTCCTATGGTAGAATTTATAGGAGGTGGTGGATCAGGTGCTACAGGTAATGTTATAGTCAGTGCTATTACTACTGTCTTAGGGGTAGATATTATTACTCCTGGAGGAGGGTATATAGGACCACCTAGAGTTAGATTTATAGATTCATGTGATAAGGGACGTGGAGCTAATGCTAGAGCAATAATATCAGGGGGTCAGGTGGTTCAAGTTGTAATGGATGATAGTGGAATAGGTTATCTTCCTGCTCCTGATGGAAGTCAGGGGGGAGATGGAAGAACATGGGCAGATCCTAATGATACTGTTGTAGTAAGAGATGATGGTACTTATGATTATCCTCCTTATAAACCAGGAATAGTTATTAAACTTAATCCTGGAGATACATATACTTCTCCTGGAGGAAGTCCTGTTACTGTTACAGAACCAGAAACTATTACCACTCAACCTCGAACTGATGATACTACTAAAGGAAAAGATCCTTCAACTAATACAGGAAAATATCCAGTGGTTCTTGAGATGGAGGATATTAATATTATTGAACCTGGATTTGGATATGATTGTTCTAAGGATAAGGTGGTGATGGAACCTGCTAATGGATGTGAGTTTAGATTGAAGTGTGATCCTGTAGGTTCTATTACTAAAGTGGATGTTGTGAAGGGGTGTGTAGGATTCACCGAAGATCCTAAGATTTACATTAAGAGTGATTCAGGTTATAATTGTAAGTTGATGCCTGTCTTTAAGGTAAATAGAATAGGAAAAGATACATCTCCTAAATTAATTTCGGCAGGTGGAACTATTCAAGTAATAGATTGTGTAGGTAAATTTTAATGTCTAAAAAAGAAAATAAACATCCTTATATTACTGGAACTGAGCATGGCAATTTAAGTTTCGGTAAAGTTAATACCCGAACCAATGAGATTTCTGCTTGTATGTTACAGAATGGTCCTGATGGTGGGCGACATTATATTAAGATGGAAGAGACTGGTAATAAGGAAGAGGGTACTAAAGGATCTACTAAAATATTTTGTCCAGGAGCTCTTACTGCTATAGCAGGTAAAGATATTGTTAATTATGGTGAAGGAGATGATACACCTAGAGATATTCCTGCTATATTTTATCAAGCAGAGAATGGAGATATTATATTATCAGCACCTCATGGTAAGATTAAATTGCAAGCAGAGACTATTGAACTTATTGCAGAGGGGTCTGATAATAAAAAGGGGATCATCTCCTTGACTTCTGATGAGAAAGTGATAATAGATTCTCAAATTGTAGATATACAATCTAAAGTTTCTACTAAAATATTTTCTGAAAAAACTGTAGATATGATTGGCAGGGGTCTGTTAAATATCTATGGTGGTCTTTGTGATTTTGCAGACAGATCCACTAAAAATTTACCATCTAAAACATGTGGTGAAGAATTATCTAGTAATGAGGGTATTAATCGATGAAATTTGGCAACATTTTTGTAGGAAAAAGATTGTTTGTTGGTTGTGGTAAACCAGAAGCATTAGGTAAAGGTGAAAATGAGATACGAGGCTCTGCTTATGTTGAAGGTCCTTTGCAAGTAGGAGCTGATGCTCAATACGAAAGTGTTGAAGCTACAGTAATGATTGGTGAAGAATATAATCCTGATACTCAGGAACCTCCTGATTTATCTTTAAAAGTTAAAGGTAACGTACATATTGAAGGGGATGCTAAGACTGGAGAGACTTTAAAAATTAATAGTGAAGCAGGGAATGCTGTTAATATTAATGATGGAACTGTCTGGATAAATGATTCAGGTGAGGCAATGTTCAAGACAGGAACAGGTGGTAAGACTTTATCTGCTAGATTTGGAGATGCTGATGATAGACCAAAACCTTTTGATCTAAAACATCCATCGAAAGAAGGATGGAGATTGAGACATGCTTGTATTGAGGGTCCAGAAGTTGGAGTATATTATAGAGGAAGGGTAAGAAATAGACATAATGTAATTGATTTACCTTATTATTGGAAAGATTTGGTTAATGTTGATAGTATTTCAGTTCAACTTACTCCTATAGGTGCTCATCAAAGTGTTATAGTAAAGAGATGGGATGAGGATAGAATATATTTACAAGCTCAAGGTGGTATGCCTGTTGATTGTTTCTTTCACGTATACGCAGAAAGAAAAGATATCAATCCATTGATAGTTGAGTATGAGGGTGAGAGTTGTAATGATTATCCCGATCCTAATCATCACACAATACCTGATGTTGATAGAAATTATAATGATCCACTATATAGAGGAGATAAAAATACTATAACTGGATGAAGAAACTTCTTTATGTTGAGGAGAATTTTATAACTCCTGATGAATGTAGAACATTCATAGATTATGCTAATGCCAATAAGAAAGAGATGCCTTATGGTAGTGAGAATAGGGGTGGAGATACTTTTCTTAGTTCTATAACAACCGAAGGACATCAGGTTGTTCATGATGTCACAGGACCTGTTGCTTCTCCTCAAGATGATGGTCATGCTGCATATCAAGGTGGAGATGCAGATTTCATAAACATGAAAGAGGAGAAGGCAGATTTCTTTACACATGTAGTTGATAAAGTTACTACTATGTGTAAATCTTTTGATGATCGTGCTAATTTAGATTATGTTGGTGTAGTAAGATGGCCGATAGGAACCTTTATGAATCCTCATTATGATAATTCTAATAAGGATGATATCTATGATATATTTGCAGCAATGTTATATTTGAATGATGATTTTAATGGAGGTCATACTGGATTTGAAAATTTTGAAATAGTTCCTAAAGCAGGTCAGATATGTGTCTTTTCTAATTCTCAATATAAGCATCATGTTACCAAAGTAGAGGATTCAGAGAGATTTGTTCTTTCCTTCTGGTATAATAATGCTTGACAATCTTATATGATTGTGATATAATTAATTATTATTGCTGGAAGTCTAATGAGTGACGACCTATTATCTAAGTGTGTCATAGACACCAGTAAAAGGACAGTGTATTTGTATTCAGATGGTGGAGATAAGAAGACTGTTAAATGTGATACAGTTGATGAGTTTATGAACGTGCTTAACTTTGTACGTGATA